CCGGAGCAGTGGATGTTAATGCTACATTATTAGTAGTACATGCTATTACAATAGGAAATTGACTAGTGCATTGAAAAGTAATACTAGTAACATTATCTCCAATTTTTACCCAATTATTTGGAGTTAATGATGTTTCTGCAATTGCCATTATTCTTGATCCTCTGATTGTGATTCATCATCAAACATGGATGCTCCAACTACTGATCGAGCATTATCAATATGTCCTGATGCTTTTGCATACAAAACATCTTTGATTCTGTCACTAATATCAGATGCCGAAGAATCGGTTCCAATTAAATTTACAATTTCTTCCATGAAAGTTTAATATATCTATATTTTCTATTTATATCTCGGCAGATTTTCCATTAACTTCTGTGGAAGAACCATCAATTTCTGGTTCCATTGGAACATTACCGAGAGTATCCATAGGTTGACCAGTTTCTGGGTCTATAGGAGCATTTGGATCAGGGATAATTCCATCTTTGATTTCCTGATCAATCTGCTGATCCATTTCGATCATTTCAGTATCAGTTTGTCGAAGAACTTTACCTCGAACCCACTTCTGTGAATAATATTTTCCGATATAAGGTTCAATAGTTGCCAAAATACTAAGTCTTTCGTTTAATAATTCAGTTTCTTCCAGTTCCGCAAACTGATTATCATATAAAAAATCGTATTGAATGTGATCAGATATATTTGTCCAATCTTCTGGTGTTACAATATTTTTTAAAATTAACTGAGTTTTCAGCATGTCGTTAAACATCTGAGCAAATCTCTTTCTCAGACGGCCAACAAACTTAGAAAACTTAAGTTCGTCTCTTAAGATTTCGGAAGAACGACCAAGATTAAATCCACCATCGGCAGCAATTCTTGATTCGGGAACACTTAATGCTCTATAAAGTTTCTTTTGGAAATACTCAATATCAGCAAGTTCCCCTAAGTTTTGACCACCAGGAAGAGTTGTGATTTCAGTTCCTCTACCACCTTCTCTTCTAGGAAGCCAAAAATCTTCCATCATACTCATGAATTTTCTATCATCACGAATTTCTCCGGTGTTCGCATCATAAACTTGCTTGTTACGATAACGATTCATAACATCACGAAGATATTGTTCTGCCTTTACTTTAGGAAGATTGCCAACATCAATATAAAAAATTCTACGTTCGGGTGCTCTTGATAATCTATAGATAACCAAAGAATCCTCAATCATTCTGAGTTGATTGAGTGCCTTGATTGCTTTATGTAAATACGATAAAACAGTCCCTTTATTTCTATCTACAAGACCTGAAGTGCAGTATGTGATTGCATCTTTTGCAATCTTAGTTCCTTTAGATACACCACCACTTGAATTTATATTAGTTGGACTAGATGTCTTAGGTGTATAAAGAAAATATTCTTCAATCTCTGGTGCAATATTATTGTTATTTTCGTTAGATCTAGTATTGATAGTTGGATTTCTTAATGGATCGTTTCTATCTTTCTTTTTTTCTTGTCGGATATATCTCATTTTCATGGGATCGATATATCTTAACTCTTTAATCCCTTCTTGAGGTTTTTTGGTATCAATTACTTTATGGTAATAAACACGTCCATCAACATACCAATTTCTAAAAATTTCATGTGACTTTTTGTCAAAGTCCATGAGTTCTTTAATATATTTAAATTCTTCCCTTATAGCAGTTTTTAATTTATCTGTTGCATTTAAATTGGAAAGTTCAATTTCAATTGGAGAATCATAAAGATCACTCACAATTGCTTCATTTACAACGTCTTCAATAGCACCATCCGCTTCTGGATGAATTGCCATTTCACGATATCTTCTTATTAGATCAAATTCTGTTCTGAACTGTCCTTCAATATCTAAATAAGAACCATAAAAACCACTGGAAATATAAGTATCAACCCCATCCTCGTTATTAACGGGGACAGGGGAAACTATCGATTTTGACTTTTTTTCCTTATCGTCAATAGAAAAACCAAAAAGTTTTGCCATATTATAAACTACTTAGTTGCCGTATTTAACTATTTAGCTGATATCTTCACCACCAGATTCTGATGATGATCCCTTATATGCTTCCCAATAGTGAACTTGCATCTCTACCTGGAACTCTTCAAGAGTATCAGTAGTTTCATAGTTCAAGTTGATTGCTGAGATACTTGATGGATAAATGTGCTTGAATCTATATCTTCTAAGCACTCCAGCATCACGATTCAATTGATTGACAATTGCATCGACTTGATAATCTACGGGATTTGTAACTCCAGTAGCATCATCAAGTTTGTTAATGTAATTCATCCACTTCTCAAATGCAGATCTAATATTGAACGATACGTCGTTGATAACTGTAATCGTCCAAGTCTCAAACGTTCTGTCTCCTGCAATTTTTAAAAAACGACCTCTAAAAGGAACGTTAATATTTGCAATGACTGAAGAAGGAAGTGCTGCTGCCTTCACAAGAAATCTTGCATCATCAATAACGTCATTACCTATTCCAATCCCAGAGGGAAATGCTAATTCAACTTCAAATAAATTGGGTCTTGCACCACCACCGGTTAGTTTAGTTTTAAAATCACTAATAGTCCTTAGTGGTATTGAGTCTTGTTGTTGACGAGTTGCCATTTTTTTTTACCTCTAAATTAAACGTTACCGACTACTTCTTCAAATGAAACGCCAGTTCTAGTGGCAACAAAAGTAAGACCAATGTAGTTGATTGATCTATTGGGTTTAACGAAAATATCAGCAACAAATTCATTGTTGTCAATGACTGCTGCAGTATTATTTGTTTCATCACAAATAACTACATAATCTTGAATTCCTCTCTTTGCTTGAACATCACGAAGGAAAGGATCGACAATACTTACAAATGTCGATCTTGTGACTTGATCGTTAAATTCAAACAGTTGATCTCTTGCTGCCCCAGAAATTGCCTCTTCAAGGAAGATGAATAAACGACGAACATTGATGCGATCAAATGCAGACGATCTTGTAAGACCAGTTTTATCACCAAAGAGATTAATACCACCACCTGGTGATACAACGACCGGATTGACTCTTGCAGAATACAATCTATTTCTTTGTGCTTGTGTTGGGTTGTAGGTCAACTTAACTGCATTAAGAATTGAACCTCTTGCAGTTCCAGCAGGTGAGAACCAGGGGAAATTGTCATTGTCTGTGCGAGCACAAAGACCAGCAATATCACCATTCAAAGGAACATATCTGAAGGTATTTGAGAACCTATCAAACATATACTTGTATCCACTGTCAAACACGGCATAAGATGATGATGTTATTGGTGAATAGAATGATAAAACATTATTTGTAATCGTTTCTGAGTCATTGACCGTTACAGATCCAGCATCAGTATCAGAGATAAATGCTTTTCTGTAAGGAGAAATAAATGCCAAGGCATCTTTTCTAATATCAGCAACTGCAATTAATTTGTTTGCAAGTGCTTGAGATTTTTCTTTGTCATAATTTCCGGATCCCATCAGCAAGAAGTCTATGTCATAATTTTCTTTACTTTCAAACAGAGAATAACCATCTACAAGTTTATTAAGATCTGCATTTAAAGAACCTGACAGTTCAAGATCCTCATTACCATCATAATTTTTCCCTTTGCTAAGAACTAAGTTTTTATTTCCCGATGCTGCAAAAATTACACCATCTGCAGTCCGATCCCAAGAACTTCCAGTAGCAAGAGTGAATCCTGAAGAATAACCAGTAGTAGTTACACCTGCTGGTTCATCTCCACCAAAAATATATTGAGAATTATTTTTGAGGAAAGATCTCCAATAAGATTTAGTTCCTACAGAGAATTCTGCATTAGATGCTTTTGAAAGATTTAGATGCTTTTCGAGAATAGTTCCTGCATTTCCAGTAATTTTACCTTCACCATCAATGACTACTACATGAACTTCATCAAATCTAGAACCTCTTTCTGCAGCAAATGCTGTTGTTCCAGGTCTGTCGGCAAGTGTATTCCATGCCTGTGTTGTTGTAGTTGTTGTTCCACCAGCGGTGCTTGTGGAAATTGCTACTGACTGCGTTCCGAACCAATCACTCTGTCCAGTATATGAGGTTGAACCGTAAGATGCAGATACACCTGAAGTATGAATAGCAACATTACCCGTATTGGAGAATGCCCAAACACCAGATTCTTGATAGTCTTTGACGTATTCATCCCCTGCTGCAGAAACATGCGAAAGAACTTTTACACCAATCTGATCAACACCAACTTCGGTGATTATACCTTTGAGATGACCAGTAAGATCTGTGTTTGTTCCTGCACCAATAGATTTCTTACCAACTAAAGTTTGAGTGACACCCATTCCAACTGCAACTGGTGCGGCAGTGAATGCGGTTGCTCCAAAATCAAGAGGAACAGTAATTCCACCTTCAGTGTTTATTGTGGCTGATGAAATAGTAATAGTACCAGTATTAGTAGAAATACCAATAACAGTGGTTCCTGTCGAAACAAAATTACCACGAACTTCTTGTCCGAGAGAGATTGAAGTAGTTGTAATACCAATTGTAGTCGCTGCGCCGGTAGCAATCGTTGCTAACCTATTACTAATTGCAGCAGTGAATACTGATACACCGGTTGTACTGATACCAGTCAGAATCTGATCTGCCTTTGCGTCAATAATACCAATTCTGATTCCATTTGCCCAAGATCCTGGATTCCTTGCGACAATTGTTCTATCACTAATTACATTTTCGTCGTACTGAAGCTGCTCATAATTTTCGTCACTTTTAATTTTAATAGCAGCACCAGGTCCAGCATATGCATTAGACAGACTTGCATCATCTGCTCTAGTTACCATCAAAGATCCACCATAAGCTAAGTATGATGAGGCAACTAACCAATTTTCATAGTGCTTATCATTAGAATATGGTCTTCCGAAATTTTCGAGTAAAGTTTTTTCAGATCCAACTACTGTTGGAAATTCTACGGGACCTTGAGAAAAAGGTGCAACAATAGCACCTACTAAAGCAGAAGATGAATCTACTCTTCCTACGGTAAGGTCAACTTCTCTTACTCTGATTCCAGGAGATGCTAAATTTACTGGCATCTTTTGTTTCCTCTCATCCAAATTTATCTAAAAATATTTAGGAAAAGAGGCATTTCTAGTGGGGAAACAGTGCGTGAACCTTTTACCAATCAGGATATATATCTTTTATTCTCGGAACTGGACAATATGGTATATCTGGCCTATCTTTTTTTTCCTTTCTGGATTTGATCACTCTTTTTTTAGTGCATTCTTTACATTCGTATGAATATGATGAAGGTAAAGTTCCTCTATCTTTTCTAGTCAAATAAAATTCATCTAAAATACTTTTTACCTTTCCACAAACTCTACATTTCCTTTCTAAAAATAATAAATGTTCTAATTCAATCTCATCATCAAAAGACACTACTTATAATCCCACATATAAGACATATCACCATATTCATCTGCATACCATCTATCTCCAGAATCATCTACAAAACTTGCTTCAATATTAATCCCATCTTCGATAAATC